AGTTGAGTTTTGTATCAAACTCCGGGGGACAGGCCTCGATAGTTCGCTCAATGTCGCGAATTACGTTTTTAGGCAACTTCCCAAATGCCTTCGCCACCATAAACGAGTCAGTTACCGGGTCGTTATCAGCCACAAAAATCAGATCGCGGAAGTCTAACCCATTAATTACTGTTGGATATTTCATGTCGGTCTACCTTTGAGTGATGAACCTTGTCGCACAGGAAACCGGCCCACAGAAGGGCACCGACATCCAGCCGGCATCCTCAAGGGTCATCCTGAAAGGTTCTGTGTTAAATGCGCGTGCGAGGCGCGTCAGAAGTGAGTCGGCATTAGCCGCTCACGAACAAACGGATAAAAAAAGCCCCGCGGATGCGAGGCTGATATTCGGTTAGAGCTGAGGTTAATTCTTCGTGGGGGTTGTCCTGGAACGCTCCTGCTGCATCATCGCCTGCCAGCGGCGATCGTCTTCGTCCATCACCGTATCGTACTCTTCGCGCGTAAAGCCTTTCTGGTTCGGGTATTTGGCGTTGAGCAGTAATGCAAATTCCGTCATCGTGAGGTTTTCAGCCTCTTCCCGGCTTATGCCGAAGTGGTTACGTGCCGCCATGATGTAGTCGGCGGCGCGGAACTCCGAGGTTGTTTCGTTCGTTTCGTAGCGCTGCAGCTTGCGCACCTTCGCTTTTCCTACGATGCCATGCATCATCAGGTTTTGAGCGACGATGACCATGCTCTCCGGCGGCATACTGCCAGGGCGCCAGACAAAGCCACGCTTACGGGTCTTTCCCGGCTTCATCCAGCCAACAAGAGCGCCGATGTCGTCATCGCAGCATGCTGTCAGTACCGTATGGGCTGCCATGATGGCTTTGCGGGTCAGTAGCCCACTCTGGATGTATCGCAGTACACAATCAGGCAGGCGGCTGTATTCGCCGTGGATATAGGCCTGAGCAGCGCGCTGCACTAACTGTGCCGCGTCATCGTTGCACAGCTCATAGAACGTCCGAACGATTTCATCTGGTTCGCCGATCCTCGCCATATTGCGGAATGACGGACGGAAAAAGAATTCCCGGTCATCGGTACCGATAACGCATTCGCCTAATTCTTTAATCGGGGTCATAGTCGCTCCATAAACAGTATCAAGGGCGCCGTAACGCCCTTTGTACTATTCACGAAACAGCCAGGTGATTAGCTGATCGTGACCGTGCATGCCACTGAGGTGATTGTGACTGGCGTCGCTGAGGAGTCGGTGACCTCACAGGTGTAAACCCCGGCATCACCAGACACGGCACTGGCCTTGTTAAACGTGGCTGTGGTTTGACCGCTGACAACAGTGCCGTCTTTTTTCCACACGTAGGTATATGGAGTGGTTCCACCTTCGACGACCACCGGCATGTTCAACGCGGACCCGGTAGCAACAGATTTAGTAGCCGTCAGGTTTGTGGTAAACGCCAGCGCCGGGCCAGCGATTTCAAATACGACAGTGTCAGCATCGTAAACTTTCCATTCACCAGAGAAGGTGGAAATGTCGGTTGTACCGAAATCACCAGACCATGAGGTGGTGTTGAAGTACCCCATGATGTAGGTCCCGGTGTCTTCCCCGGTAAAGTCGAAGCGGACCCAGACTGTCGGCTGACGGCCGGCCTGCACCTCATCGAAAATATATTTCGAGATGGCAATAGCGCCAACTTCAGTCGTCTTGTCTTTTTTACGGAACTCACCTTCTCCGGAGATGGTGACGTCCATGTTGTTGACCAAGTTCTCAACCATACCTTTCGTATCGTCAGCCTCAGAGGTGACGGTATTCATTGAGTAGTCGAAACCTTTCGTGGTTAGCGCGCCCAGGCGCTTCCATTCGGAAAGAGCCGGAACGGTATCAGCACAGCCCATAGCCATGCGGAGTACCGCTACTTTGCCGATCAGCTTACCGGTATCATTCTGGCAGCCCTGCATGTGTACCTCTCAAATAAAAAAGGCCGCCAGATGGCAGCCTGATGGGTGATTTATTACGATTTAAGTCGCTCTGGCTTCTATATCTTTGGCGTTTCTCGATAGCTCTCTGCGGATTTCAGACGTGCTTTTATCGCCATCCCATTTCGAAAGGTGTCCGTCGTGAGCAATCAGCCCCGCCGTCTTTACAGCAAGACTTTGGCGGGGTTTAACGAGGACATCCGCATACTGATAGTGTTTCCTCAGCACTTCCTGCGCATAGGACGCGTCGAAGGGATAAATCATGTTTACTACCCATATGTGCATGAGACGAGCAGCCGGGTTACTAACCGGCCCTCTTCGGTGGATATTGGCGCCGGAACGTTGCCGACGAGACTCAGCGCGCCGACGCAGTCATCCGCACCGGATTGCGCGCTGATATATTCAACGATGGCGTTTACCGCGGCATCCGCAGCATCGGGATTCGTTTTGGAGGAAACAACATCGACCATCACATACCAGTCGCCGCCGCGGTCGTACTCAATATTGGTACCGCCAGAAGGACGAAACACGATGAACTGATCGGCATCCTTGCCGGTGTCGCGCCATATCCGCCACTGGACTTTAAAACCTGCCGTCAGGCCTTCAGCCATAAACAGGTCTTTCAGGCGCATATACATCGCAGGAGTCATAGCAAAAGCTCCTTTTTAACCGCTGCGTCAATCTGGCTGCGGGTATCCTCGAAGCCCTTCGTTAAGAACTCTTTCCGCGCCGATGCGCGCCTGAATGTCTGCTTAACTTCCGGGTCGTGAACGAACACGGCATAGTTAGCCGTGTAGCCAACGCGGCCGGTCACCCGCACGCCGTTTGACGTGATTTCCCGGAACTGGCTATTGATGAGCGTCGACGTATCGATCGGAGTGTAGAGCGCCGCCTGTGCACTACCGATGAGCATCGCCGACTGCAACGCGCGCACCACCTTGCGCCCCTGCACGTCCTTAATGATACGGTCGAGATTGGCCTTAGCCTGGCGGATGCCGCGAACTTTAGCGCCCATAATCAGACCCCCGTAATCAGCGCAAAATCGTCTGCCAGCCGCTCGAACGTATCGGCGAACTGAACGATCTGCCGTATCTCATCAGCCTCATCCGGCGGAGCCGCATCGGTTGACGCGCCAATCAGGATGTAATCCCGCTCCCGCGCCGTTGCGTGCTCGGTCCATATCGTGTTTTTAACCACAATTTCCCGGCCAAGGTCGCCAATTTTCGCAGAGAGGCCACCCTGGTAGTCGCAGAGGATAGCGATCGGCGCTTCCCACCCGTACGGCTGACCTCCGCCGTCGGTATCACTACCGTCGGCATCGCGTATGCGCCGCCAGATTGTCGCCGTCGCGGTATATGACCAGTTGGCTACCGATGACATACCCTATTCCCTCCATCGCAGCACGATTGCGCCTGTAGCCTGTATGCGAGGGCAGTTAATCATCCACTGCCCGGCACCGTTAACGTATGCCGTCGTTTGCTGGCCGGTGTCGGTCATGACCCACACCCGGGTGAACGTGCGCGGCAGCCGCTGTTGAACTGAAATCCAGGCCATCAGCAGCCACCAACGACCATAAACAGGCCCACACTGTTACCGGCGCTAATCGGCAACTCACTGGTGCATCCGCTCGTATCGAGCTTCGCCAGCGAGTCACGCAGCCAGGTAATCCCGTCTTCGCCGTAATCGAACGAGCGCGACGCCCCTGATGGTGCCCCCTGCGATTTGATACGCCGGGCACCGGAAGACGTCGCCATGAGCGCAGCGGCATACATCAGGATGAGTTTTGCTGTGCATTCGTCATACCCAGCACCTTCTAGGCACGGGATAATCTTGTTCACCACGCAGAGAATCGGATCGAGCAGAGCCGCGGGAATGGCGTAACCCAACTCACCGAGGAACGCCTGCACGTCTGCTGCTGTGATTGGGTCAGTCATGGTTATTTCGCCTTTTTCTTCAGCTCGTCGATTTGTTTCTGAGCCTCGTCGAGGTCAGCCTGCAGCTTGGCATTACCAGCGGTCAGTGATTCTACTTTGCCGTTAGCCTCGTCGAGGTCAGCCTGCAGCTTTTGCAGATCGGCCGGGGTCGCTACCTCCAGCACCTGATCTCCCACGGGGATTGCCTTACCAACCAGCCAAAGCGGGAGAGTTTCACCTTTGTAAACTTCGCCCTTTTTAAGTTCGTGGCTGTCATGGGTGAGCAGCCATTGTTGTTCTTTACCAGCCATGCGGCCTCCGTAAAAAAGATGGGGCCGAAGCCCCACAGGTTATGCTTTGGTCAGCTGAACGTAACCAGCCTGGCCATTTGCATCGTGCTTGAACTGCGGAGCCGCGGCGGCAAGAACCGAGAAGACATAATCATCTTCCGGGTTAAGGCGTGCTTTCGGACGCATGGTCATCGGCATGCCATTCAGGATCTGAACGACGTCAGGGCGCTTAACAACGCCAAGCAGTTCATCGGTCGGAACTTTGGAGGCCGGAACCAGCTCGGCCACGCCTGGAATTTCCATGATGCGGGACAGGATGGTCTTCGGATAGTTCGCGGCATAGTCGTTAACCGATGCGTAGAACCAGTCTTTGTAGTTCAGGTAGATCGTCACCGGTGCATAGAAGTTTTCGTTATGCAGCAGGTTAATCAGGTCGGAGATTGCCGCAACCCACTGCGCGCCGCTGGCACCTTTCAGGGTCAGGCCGTGAGTTCCGGTTCCGCGGTTAGGGGCAGTACGCAGTCCAAAAATGGTCGCGCCTCCGACGTTGATGTTTGGATCGCCGTTCAGCACCATGTCTTCCAGCTTCTCAGCGACTTTTCGCTGATGGTTGGAAATAGCGTCACTGTCCAGCGAATAACCTTCAGTCTGAGCAGCCAGCATCTGGCGCCAGCCGAATGTCAGCTCACTGTCGATGATAGGCAGCGGAGTACCTTCGTAATCCATGACAGGCTGATCACCCTTCGCCTTGCCGCGTCCGTCCAGACTGATATTCACATCACCGGAATCGGACAGGGTCATGAAGTAGTGAACGATCTTACCGAGCGCCATAGGGCGGGAAACGCTGGCAGCCAGGTCGTTAAACACTGACAGCACATCACGCTGTACGGTGATAGCCGAGCGGTCCCATTCGCCCCAGACATCTTTCGGCAGCACGGAGGCGTTACCAACGAGCTCATCAAAGGCGATGAACTGGCCATTTGCGTCATTGACCGCAAAGCCATGCTGTGCAGCCATGTTGCGCTGCATCATGTCCCAGCGACGGCGGGCATTGAGAATCAGCTTTTGCTGCTTTGGAGTAAACTTTAACATTCTTGTTTTCCTTATGCCTTGGCGTACGGAGTGGAGAGGATCGCCACGTCGGCGAAACCTTCCGCCGCCAGAGTGCGCCCTGCTTTTTCGTCGAACGTTGCGACGACCTGGTTGCCGGTTGCGGCCGCTTTGAATACGCCGCCGGTACCGATGGTCAGCTCCTGGCCTACCGTATAGGCTGCTGCTGCCAGGCGAACGTTGTATTCCTGATCCCCTTCCACGCGATATGCCACACCAGTCTCGTTAGCTGCGTAGGCAGTAGTAATCGCCTGACCGATGAAGCGCCGATTTCCGAGGATGAACCAGCGGCCGGTAGAGTCTGCAGATGCCGCCAACTTGCCGGAAGCGATTTTTACGGCAACACCCGGATTAAGAGCAGATGCGACAGGAAGGTTGATGGTTTCCGGCTCACGCTCGACCGGGCCACGATAGATGACGTTAGCCATTATTTTTTCTCCTGATCGATGCCAGCGTTGAGGTCATAGTCTTTCCACTGGTCATTTTCAGCATTGGCCTGCTGGAAAGATGGGTTCAAACCTGTGCTGGTTTGGCACTGTGCATACATGTCGTTCAGCGCTTCGCCGGCCAGCGAGTTGATCGCCGCTTCGGTCATGAACGGGAATTTCGCCTTTACCGCTTCACGCTTAGTTTTGAGGTCTTTCTCAGCGTTGGCCTGCAGTTGGGTTTTCAGCGTGCCGATTTCGTCGGTCAGCGGTTTAATCGCCAGATTGACAGCAGCGGTAATCGCTTCGGAGTTAATCTGAGCCTGACCAGGGTCGCCGCCAGCGTCTTTCTTCTGCATCTGTTGGTTGTAGGCATCCCAGACCTGATCGTCGGTCAGCCCCTCGGTTTTTACGCCTGCGGCATTGAGCGCGGCGATCATCTTCTCTTTCATCGGGTTTGTTTCTCCGTTGGTTTTGACTTCGTACTCAGTGGGTTTGCGCACGACTTCTACTGGATCGCCGACAAGCGTTACGACTTTGTCGGAGATGAGGTATTTCTGGTCGAGGAGTTTCGGTTTGGCGCCGTCGGCGTCTTCTTCGTAAACGAAATGGTCAGGCCAGACGCTGACGACGTAGCGCCACTTTTTGTCGTCCTGCTTAATGGCCATCCGCAACGCCTGGTAGATATCGTCGAATGACATTTCGGAAGCGTTGCTGAAGAAGAATTTGGCTTTATTCCAGAGGCCGTCTTTCATGCTGTTCGCGGCTTCAATGAGGCTGGCGGTTTCCACTTCACCTTCCTGCCCGTCGGCGTTCACGAACATGCCAACGCCCTCTGCCGGGGTACCGGCGCCCGGCTCATCGAGCAGGATAGCGATGTGGTCGAACTGCATGTTCCTGGCAATCCACGAATGCTTCTTGCCCTTCGACTCACCGGACTTTTTCTCTTTGTTGGTGAGCAGCCCGGTAGAAAGGTGGATCGGGTCAGTGTTTGTGCCGGCGATCATCTCGTCGAGACGGTTAATCAGGCGCTTACCATCAGGCTTTGTCTCAGCGACCGCCTTATTGATGTAAACGTCCATGACGACCTGATCGCCTGACTTACTGACGTTCTGCGCCCAGGCACCGACGTGATAGGTATTGATGGCTTGTGGGTCATTAGCGCTGACATACTTGCCATCTACCATCGGATGCGGCAGAGGCATCAGCTTGCCTTCCATCGTCTGGTAGCTGTTGTTAATCTCCTCCGCCGGGTACAAGCCGCCATTCATCACGATGTCATCGACGATCGGGACCGCACCACGAATGACGTAGTGTTCCTGGCCGTTGAGAGTTGTCGTGGAGATGTTGGAGGCGTTGATGGCGAGGGATTTAACGTGGATGCTGGATAGCTTCACGTTGCGTCCTCATTTGTGGATTTCAGGCAATAAAAAAGGCCGCCGTAGCGACCTATTTGATATGTTTAAATTCCCATCGGAATGAACTGTAAATGTACTCGCCGCCCTCTTCTCTGTCGGTGAGTTTGGCAGTTATTTCAAATTGACTGCCTATGGGATATACCTTCACATCCGACAATTTCTTGGAGCATTCGACAGCGAGTGAAGGGCTTGCCCACTGCCCCGGAATAGGTCTTATGTGAACCTTTCCTTTCTTCCCCGATGTGCTAGCCGGGTAATAACTTTCAACAATTAGCTTACGATACGGTTCATCAGGTTTTGCCATAGGACCTCCGCAAAACTTCCTTGTATCATGCAGCCTCTGCTAATTTCCACTGTTCGCGTTCTTTCTCCAGCCGCTCAGCAATCCCTTTGTTGAATATGCTGCCGTCGTCGTTGAGCAGGACCGGAATCTGGCTGCAATAGCAATTCCATTTATTACCGTTCTCGGCGTAGAAGTCCCGCACCTGCTCAGTGGTGTAAACCTTACCGTGACGGCTGGCGTGCCAGGTGCGTGTCGTCTGCTTGAGCGCTGACAGCCACAGCAAGCCAGTATTCAGCCCAAGCCGATCCGCCGCCCAGTCCGTTTCGTTCCATTGAGCCTGGCGCAGCGCTCCGACCTGCTCTGTCTGCGCCATGTTCTTGGCGCGACTCATTGAGACGTCCAGGCGCTTGCTTATCACCTGCGCCGTCTCGCGCGGATTCACGCCCCGACCAATCGCATCAGCAATGACGTTTGCGAGATCGCCGCGCGCCCGGTCACTTTCCAGTTTCCAGTCGCTGTACGTACTGATGTAAGCAGCGGCGATCTGGTTCTGGTAAGCGGGGCTGGACAGCAGCATCTGTAGCGTTGTCTGGCTGGCGTAGACCGGAGACTGCTGAGACAGATTATTAAATGCTTCAAGCGTGCCGCGCTGCGCCTCTTTGGTAACATAGTCCATCGCCCAGAGGTTTTGCTCGCCACCTTCCAGCAGGTAATCGTCCAGAATGGTCTGTACGATGTCCAGCAGGTCGGCCAACTCCTGCGGCGACATGTCGTAGATGAACCGCCCGGCATTAACCTGGTAAAGCGTCTGATCTTCGCCATTAACGTGGCACAGGAAGTGCCATTTGTGGCTGTTATACTCGCGTTCTCGCCCGGTAAGGCGCTGGTCGAAAAGAGCCTTCAGTGCAACCTTTATCGCGTAATAACGGTCCTCGATGTCGCGTTCCATCTTACTGACTGCTTTGCGCGACATCGTGGGGTCAACTTTCGACCGTGGTATCACCGGACTTTTCGGCTTCTGGTTCTGGGTCGGCCAGAGGATCAGGTTTTGGTTTGCGTTCATCAGGCGGCATCTCATCATCAAGTTCAGGCAATGGCTGGAGTTCGCCTGCCGCGCGGATTTCGTTCTCAGTGATGGCAGAGCGACCAAAGGCATTCGTCGACTTCACAGCGACGTCTGCGAGCTTGTCCATGTTGGCAATCTTCTCTGCCTGGCTCGGAGCCAGCAGATCTGACCATCCGACAGAGATTTCCTCGGCCTTCGCGGGAGGGACTATGCCAAGTTTCCAAAAGCGCGAAACCACATCCGTGATCACGTCGGTAAGGAAGCCATTACGGCGACTCATGCGGGTTTTGGCCCAGTCCTTAGCGTCTTCCGTGCTGGCCCTCTCCCCAGTCTGCATGCCGATCAGAACTTTAACGGGGATCGGCACGGTGGCACAGAACTCATTAAGCGCCGTTCGCCAGGTGGGTTCCGGGTCGGCAACTGCCACTGAGAGCACGCTGGCATCGCCTTCCTGCATCATGACCGCGCTGTCGGTGCTGTCATTCAGTCGACGCACCTGATCATCCATCGCATTCGATAGCTCGGCCTCAGTTACGCCGAGTGCTCGTGCCAGTTGAGCGAAATTCGTCTTGGAGCTGAAATTGAAATTGAGTTGGCGACTGGCATTTTTAAGAAACCCCTCCGCTCCGCCGCCGGAAACCTTTTCGAGGTCCAGGAGCTTGTTAAAGCCCTCTTCCAGCATTGAGCGCCCGGAAGTCATTGAGCCATCATCGGAGCCTTCAGCCAGGATAATGACGCGATCTGGGTGAACGTTGATTATGCGTCCGGGCCGGGCGTCTTTGTTGTTGCCCACCGACAACTCAATGAACGAGTACATCGTCACATCGCCGAACGTCTCACTTTCTGGGTCACTATCCCATTCAATGGGCTCAATCTGCGCTTCCCATGCAGGGATGAGTTTTACCAGCGCCTTTTCTTCCAACCGCCCTACGGCCACGGTATCTACCGGATCATGCCACTGCTTGTTGTCTTTAACCTGAATCAACAACGCAGAATATCGACCTACCAGGTTGCGACGATCGGCGCCCTTAATCTGCTTCCAGCATCTCTTGAGCAGCTTGTTAACCCGCTTATCCCACTCAGTTTGTTTGGTAGCATCTTTGGTTTTATCGCCCTCATAAACCTCCGGGAAATCCTCCCAACAGCCATCAACCATGCGACTGACGGCCGCGCCAGCAACAGCATTGCGGCGACATGCCCGGTAGAAATCCTCAAAGCAGAGATCGACGGGGTAGCCGAACTCCTGATATAGGCGCTGGCGCTTCGTATTGCTGGTTCCGTTGAACAGCGACGACAGGTAGTTCCGGCGTTCTTTCTCAAGATTGGCATTCGAGGCGCGCTCTTGTTTCATTTGGCTTTCGTTCACTTATGTCCTCCGTCAGCGCGAACGCACCAACATGCCGATTGATTGTGGCTCTGATAATTCGGTGAGTGCATACACAGCGGCATCAAGCCGGTCCGGCGATTTCTTTGCGGTAGTTGGCACGTATTCCATGAACTGGTTTTCAACCTCGTAAAGGCAGCCGCGATGAGCGACGCGCCCCTGCGCATACAGTGCCGATATAGGCTCTGCGCGGGCATACTTGCCTTTGCTGGCATGCACCCTGATAACGCGCCCGGTAAACCCGGCGTTTCTGAGTGTGTCCTCAGCCATGTCCCCGCCCTGGTTTGTCTCAATGACGATCGCGTCAGCTTCATGCTGCTCATAAGCCTCAATGGCTTTCGTCGCCCATCCGTTGGGGGAATATTTGCCGCTGTAGTCAGCATCAAGGCTGTACTGCCGCTCATCACCACTACCGTAAACACTCGCAACAGCAATGCCGGATTCGTCACTCTCTTCGCTATTTGTGGCCTGCGGGTCGATTGCCACGACCGTACGGGCCAGCTCCTGGGTGATCCGCATCGCGTGTGCGGCGCTTATCATCTCCTCGTTCCACAGCGCGCCCTCCGCATTGAAGCGTTTCGGGTTCTGCATGTACTGAGCTTCGGCGGTGCGCCGGTGAGAGAACAGGGATACACGGTGCGATTCGTTATGCTTAAACGGCCATAGCCAGCCATCAGGCAGGCCGTGGTCAATCGGGATTGCGTGGGTGTTTTCCGGATATGTTTCTTCGTAACTGCGACTGCTATCGATAATCACCGGCAAATTCAGGTGATGCCATTTCTCACCGCTACCGCCACGCAACAGATATCCGCTCAGATCGTGGTAATGGATCCGTTGCATGATGACAATCATCGGCGTCGTCTCGATCGCCAGTCGTGATTTGATTGTCTCGTTAAAGCGGTTGTTGACTCCGTTACGAACGATATCTGAATAAGCATCGTCAGGTTTAACGGGGTCATCAATGATTAACGCGCCCTGCCAGCCGGGCTCCATATGTCCGGCTCGAAAGCCTGTAACCTGCCCTGCGGCAGAGGACGCATAAACACCGCCGCCGTGCTCGTTCCACCACATCGCTTTACTGTCGGCATCGTCGCGCAACTCCATAGGCCACATTGCCTGATAGAGCTTTGACTTGATCATGCCGCGTGCGGTTGACGAGTTCAGAAGTGCCAGATTGTGCGAGTAGGACAGGTGCATGAAACGGGCGCGCTTATTCAGCGCTAACCCCCGGCCCATCATGTTGATGGTCGCCAGTTCCGTCTTGGTGTAGCCAGGCGGCACGTTGATAACCAGCCGCGTAATCTCGCCATTGATAACTCGGTCGAGCGCGCGCTGTATCGCCAGGTGGTGCGGCGCGATGATCATCTTGCCGCCGGTGCGCTGCTTGAAGAAATAGCGGGAGTAGTAAAGCCCGTCCTCTTCACACTCTATCTTGCGGGCAAAGTTCCGCTGCTCAACAGTCGTCATCCTCCATCATCTCCTGTCGAGCTTTTTTGTATTCATCCTTCGTCAGGGTGGTCGATTCTATCGGGCCACCATTTGCGCCGGTGTGCTCCACTTTCTGCCTGTTGGTATATGCTTCGCCGACCTCTTTCGCCGCCTGCTCCAGAAGTTGCGCGGTCATGCCAATGTTCTTCATGTTCTCGGCAGTCGTCGACATTCGCTGCAGGACGCGCAGACGGTATGCTTTATTGGCGATCGGGATGTCGGAGATTTCATTGAGGAAGCGGTCGCGGGTGGTATTGAACATGTCGACCCATTTTTTAGCCAACCCTTTACCGCTGACCTTCGTCGGGTCGTGCGATTCGACTTGCTGAGGGGTGACTCTTATCCCGTAATCCTTTTGGATGGCGTCGACCACAATCGACAGGGTGTCATAGCACGCAAGCATTTGAACGATGGCGGCTTTCACCTCTGGTTTTAGTGCAGCCATACATCACCATCCTTCCAAAGCATTCCAAATTTAAGCCAGCTTCAGCATGCACGTCCCGCACGCCCTGGCAACATCGATATGAGCAACCTCCGCCGGTCTGTTCGCCGCATCCACCATTTCCTGCGCGT